CGTTCAACTTCGAGGGCATCAACGGTGCCACGCTCACGATCGAGTCGGAGGACGGCCACCGGATCACCTACCGGGGCATCTTCGTGCTCAAGGTCGGCCAGCGGAAGTACGACGGCGAGAACGAGGTCACCCAGACGATCGACATCGGCGCGACCGACCGGGTCGAGGAATAGCCGATGAGCCTGCTGGCAAAACTGAAGGGGGGAAGCCGCAACGTCTCCATCGTTGCCTTCCCCGGCCGGCCGGAGGACAAGATCGCCCTCCGGGTGCTCTCCGGGCAGGAGCTCCAGGCGGCGGTCTTCGACGCCGAGCGGCGTTTCAAGACCGAAGAGATCGAGATCGTCCCGACGACGCTCGAGGCGCTCGAGGACGAGCGAACGACCCAGCTCCTCTTCCGCGCGCTCCGCAACCCCGACGACCCGGCGGAGCCCTACGCCGAGTCGGCCGAGGAGATCCGCAAGCTGCTCTCCCGGGAGGAGAAGGGACTGCTGGCCTCCGCCTACAACGAATTCGAGCGCGACTGCTCGCCGCGGATCGCCTCGCTCTCCGAAGGCGAATTCGAGGGGATCTGGCAGGAACTAAAAAAAAATCCCGGGACGGATTTGAGCAGTTTCAGTTCCGGAACGCTGAGAAGGCTTTTGCTCTATTCGGTGTCCCGGCCGTCGACCTGACCGACGGGCAATGGCTGTACATCCTGGCGATGCGAAGCGCCGAGGGCGATCGGGACGGCAAGGGCGAAAAAAAGCGCACGTACAGGGTCCGTAAACCGGCATCGAAGGGATAGCGGTTGGGCGATAACTTCAAGGTCGGGATGCAGTTCACCGCCGACGCCGCCCAGGCGGTGTCGGAGATCGGACGCACCGAAACGCGGATCCGTCATTTCGGCGACGGCGTCCGCGACGGTTTCTCCCGGGTGGGGAAGTACATCGACGCCGCCTCCGAGCACATCGGCTGGTTCGGCACCGCGGCCGCGGCCATCACGAGCGGCAAGATTCTCAAGGACCTGTTCTCCATTCACGATTTCATCCCGTTCGACAAGGCGCTGGTGCTCATGCAGTCCAACCTGCGGCTGTCGGCACGGGAGGCGACCGAGCTGAAAAGCGCGATCAACCACATGTCGCAGGAGTCGGGGCAGGATCTGCTCAAGACGTACCAGGCCGCAACCAAGCTCTCGTACATGTACGGTCCGAAGGGACTCCAGCAGGTGCTCAAGGCTTCCACTTACGCCGCGCACGGCATGGGCGCCCCGGTCGACGAGGTGACCGCCCGCATCGTGAAAATGATGAAAATCTTCCGGCAGGGGCCGGAGGCGGCGCAAAGGATCGCCGAAGGGCTGGTCGCCAGCCGGGCGGATATCGAAACGATCGATATCATGCTCGAGCGAGGCGTCTTCAAGGGTTCCGCTGGCGAGGACGTCCAGGACTTCCTCGCGCTGATCGGCGGCTTGCGCAAGGCGGGCGTGGAAGGGACGCGCGCCGTGACGACGGCCGGCGGCGCCATGACGGCGCTTTTCAGCCACATGAAGGAAATCCGCGCCGAAAAGATCGACCTGTTCAAGGTGGACCCGAAGAGCGGACAGAAGGTGAAGAAAAGCCACATCGAGATCCTCGAGGACCTCAATCGGCTCTTCAAGACCAAGTACAAGCACCTGAGCCAGGACGAGATCACGCAACGGCTGGACAAGAAACTCGGCGTCGGATCCGGCGAAGCGATCATGTTCCTCCTTTCCCAGCTAGACAAGCTCAAGTCGGCCCAGAAGGACCAGGAAAATGCGGCCGTGATCGCAGCCAAGCGGGCCGCTGCCGCCTCGGAGACTTGGGAGCACCAGCTCGATCGAGTCAAGTCGACGATCGACAGCATCAAGTTGGACTTCGAGTCCCTCTACAACCTCGCCAAGAAGCCGTTAAAACTGCTGGCCGATAACCCCGAATTAACGAAGGGGACCATGCTGTCGGGCGCCGCGCTTGCAACCGCTGCCGCGGCTGCATTGGCCTGGAGCAAGGGCAAGTCTCTCATCGGCGCCATTCGAGGCACCGCGGCAGGCAACACCGCCATGGGCGTCGGCGAGGGCAAGATCTGGGAAAAGATGGCCGGCGTCACCCCGGTCTTCGTTGTGAACTGGCCAGGCGGAGATAATGGAATCGGTAACGGCCCCTCGTCGGGGCCCGGAACGGTACCTTCCGGGCCGGCCACCGGGGCCGGAGGGAAGATCGCCTCCGGGCTGGGACTCAGTACTTTGGCGAAGGCAGGCATCATCGGGACGGCAACCGCGGCAGCTCTCTATGGCGCCGATCTCTACAAAGAGGGATACGAAGCGAACTGGAAGGACTCGGTCCCCTCGTCGCAGATGGATTCGATGAAGGAGGTTCTCGGCGGGGGGCATCAGCGCTTGTCCGAAGAGGTTTCCGAGCTGGAGCGGATCCGTAGCGAGAAGAAGGCCGTCGGCTCCGAGATCCGCGTGAACCTCCCGGTCCAGATCCACAACTATCCGGACAAGACGATTGTCAACGCTCCGTCCGGCGTCACCGTTGCTCCCGAACTCCCGCGGGGGCACTTCTAGATGGCCACCCCCGACCGGTCCACCTACTACATCGTCCTGGACGGGTTCCACATCGAATGCGAGACGATCGAGGACTCCTTCGAGAAGTCGATCGTCCAGCACGAATACCCCTACCGCAACGGCGCCGCGCTGGAGGACATGGGGCAGAAGGCCCGCAAGCTCAAGATCCGCTGCTTCTTCCTGAACGACCTGTACGACAGCCACTTCGACTTCCTCGACCACCTGGAGAAGATCGGCCTCTACACGCTGGCCCATCCCGTCTACGGCTTCCTGAAAGGCTGCATCGAGTCGGTTATCGTCCGCCACGACGACCGGGAGCAGACGGCGGAGGTGGACCTGGCTTTCATCGAAGACATGGGCGACCTGCCGGATCCGACGATCCGGGTGGACGTGGTCGGGGCCTCCGAAGCGGAATACCTTGCCGGCCTCGGACAGCTCCAGGAAGCCCTCACGAGTTCGATCCGCAAGCTGGCCGGCACCGGGTCGCAGATCGCCACGATGCCGCTCCCTTGGGATGCCACAATCCTTTCGGGCATGAAGCCGAAAACCGTCTCCGAGTTCAACATGGTGCAGTACGCGGCCGCACTGGAAGCGCAGGTGAACGCCACGGCCTCCGCGGTCACGAATCCCTCCAACTCCGCGCTTGCGACCGCGACCTTCTCCGGGACGCTTCCCGGCCGGCTGGCCAAGTGCTTCGCCCAGGCAGCCGAGCGGATCGCCTGGCCGCTGGCGCAGCTCTCCTCCGCCCGCTCGGCGATCTCGGGGATGCGCACGGCGTTCACCGACTTCATCCTCTCGCTGGCGTCCTATCCCGGCGAGCTGGTCTACACCGCCCGCTTCGCATGTGCGCAACGGCTGGCGCTCGAAGGAGCGCTCCAGTTCGCCTCGGACGAGTTGACGCGGACGCGGTACCGCAAGCGGGAAACCGGCGCCTCGTTCGACGCCCGTGGAAACTACCAGGGGGCAGCGCCCCTGCCGGCGGTGATGACGGTCGCCGAGATCGAGGACTCCCTCGCCGACATCCGGACCCTGCTGCAGGCGGCCGTCAACGACAACCGGGAGGCCGACACGCTCAAGGCCCAGGCGCGGGTGCTCCTGGAGCACGCCAACCAGATCAAGGTGGAACGGGAGAAGATCGTCGCCGTCGAGCTCGACAATTCGATGCCGCTGCACCTGGTCTGCCTGCGCAACGGCCTGCCGTACAACTACGCCGACAGGCTCCTTTCGATCAACAGCATCAAGGCGACGAACTTCACGGCGGGGACGGTGAACATCTATGCCCGATAGCCTGTCCCTCCGCATCGGGGACATTGAGGTCCGGAACTTCCTGTCGTTCTCGATCGAGGCCGATCTCTATACCGCCGATCACGCATTCTCGCTGGAGCTGGCGAATCCCGGCGTGCCGGTCAAGTGCGGCCAGCGGTGCGAGCTGGCCGTCAACGACGACGTCGAGCTGACCGGGATCATCGATCGTCGCGCCCTCTCCGGCGACAAGAAGAGCAAGACCCTGCGGGTCGAGGGACGGGACCTCATGGGATTGCTGGTCGACAGCCATTGCGAGACCTTCCCGGACATCGAGGGGAAGAAACTGTCCGCCCTGGCGTCGATGCTCCTGGCCAACGTCCCCTTCATCCAGCGGTCCGACGTGCGATACCAGGCCGACGTGGCGGGACGCCTGAAGCGGCACAAGGCGGCCGGGAAAAGTTCCGGCGGGTTCCTCGCGGAGACCGACACCGCCCAGAAGAACGCCAAGATCGAACCCGGCATGAGCGTATTCGAGGTGCTGAAGGAGTTCGCCGCCTCCCGGGGAATGATGTTCTGGGGGATGCCCGACGGGACGTTCGAGTTCGGGCGGCCGATGGTGTCGGGCGATCCCGCGTTCTCCCTGATCCGGAGGAAGGACGGCCGAGGGAACAACATCATCAAGGGGGAGCTGACCGAGGACTTTTCGAAGCGCTACTCGAAGGTGACCGTGATCGGGCAGTCCCAGGAGAGCGGGCTGGGGATCGCGGGGGCGAACAATCCGCCCGGGATCGAGATCGACAAGGATTTTCCCTTCAAGAAGCCGTTCGTCGCGAAGAACAACAACGACTCGCGAAGCCCCCAGCTCCACGCCCGCTTCCTGCTCGAGAAGATGCAGAGCCAGGGGTTCCGGTTGACCTACACCGTGAAGGGGTTCTCCGACGGGTTCGACAACTGGAAGGTCAACGAGCTGTGCCGGGTGGTCGACGAGGATCTCGACATCGACGGGACCTACCTGATCCACGGCCGCACGTTCGAACTGTCGAGAACCGAGGGTGCCGTCACGCGTCTGAAGCTGGGGATGCCGGGGGTGATTCAGTGAGGGCGCGCGGCCTTGAAGCGGTCGTTGAACGGGCTCTTTCGAACGGGAACGAGCGACACGTCCGCACGGGCGGAACAGCGGCCCTGGGCAACCTCCCGGATGAAGCGGCTTGCGGCGCCACTGTCGGCTTCGATCGTCACGACTTCGCGGCCCAGGTCATACCGGATCGTGTCGCCGTCGATGGACCGGACGCGCTGCGCTTCGAGGGTGACGGGAGATTCGCGGTCGTGAGGCACGGATTGGAAGCGAACGGCCTTGCGGGCACAGGGCAGGTCGCCGGCGATCGCGGCGATCGGGAGAAGCGTGACCAAGGCGAATGCCAGGCGTCTCATGAGGTCAGGGTAGCATGATCCGCGCCGTCGTCACCTCCGTCATCGAAGGCGCCATCAAGCTGTTCTCGGCCACGGGCCGGATCGGCGAGACCTTCCTCAACCGGGAATACTTCCAGCATTGCGGCTTCACCTCGCGCCCGCTCCCCGGAGCCGAGCTCATTCTCGTACGCGACGGGAACCACATCATCGCGATCGCATCCGACGACCGCCGGTGGCGGATCCCGGTGGAGGCGGGCGAGGTCGCGCTCTACACCGACGAGGGGGACAAGATCCACTTCCGGCGCGGACGGCTGATCGAAGTCGTGGCCGGCACGAAGGTCAAGGTGACGGCGCCGGCCGTCGAAATCGTCGGAAACGTCACGGTGACCGGGACGCTGCACGTGACCGGGGCGATTTCCTCGGACGCCAGCGTGGCCGACCAGGCGGGGACGATGGGCGAGATGAGAACGGTATACGACATGCACACTCACGTGGATCCGCAGGGCGGCAGCACGGCGGCGCCGACGCAGGTGATGTGACCATGGATTTCCGGATCGACATGGTGGACGGCGTGCCCGAGATGACGCTCGAGAAGAGTCCCGATATCCGGAACAACGTGATCCTGTCGCTCCTGGTCGAGCAGGGGGCGTGGTTCTTCAACCCGAAGTTCGGATCCCGCCTGCACCTGCTCCGCCGGGAGAAACTCACCGCGCGCGCCGTCGACCTGGCCGTCTCCTATGCGCGCGAAGCGCTGCAGTGGCTGATCGACTGCGGGAAGGCACTCTCGGTCGACGTCACGGCCGAGGCTGACCGGACGATGGTGGCCGGGCGGGTGCTGCTCTCCGTCCAGGTTCGGCAGGCGAACGGCGCGCAGGTCGCGTTCAAGCATTTCGTGGAGGTCGCATGATCCAGAAATCGTTCGACGAGCTGCTCGACGGGCTGCTCACCGACTGGCGCAACCAGTTCCCCGAGGCGGATACCTCGCAGGGGTCTTTGATCTTCTTCAAGAGCGCCTGCCTGGCGTCGGCGCTGTGGGGCATCTACCGATACCAGGACTGGATCGCGCAGCAGATCTTCCCGGACACGGCCGACTCGGCCAACCTCGAGCACCACGCCTGGATCCGGGGCGTGACGCGACGGGTCGGCGAGACGGACTCGGAGCTGCTCGCGCGGCTGCTCGACTGGATCCGGAGGCCGCCGGCGGGCGGGAACAAGGGCGACTACGTCAAGTGGGCGCTCGAGGTCGCGAACGTGGCGCGTGCCTGGTGCTTCCCGGTGCCGCAGGGCCCGGGCTCGGTCGACGTGGTGCTGACGGCCGCCGCCTCGACGGGGTCGGAGATCCCGAACCAGGCGCTCCTGGACGCGGTCACGGCGCACATCGACGCGGTGCGGCCGGTCGGCGCGCAGACGATGCGGATCCTGCCGCCGGTGATCGTGACGCAGGACGTCACGATGTCGGTGACCGGCTCGGTCACGCCCGAGGCCGTCGAGGCGCAGGTCTCCGCGCTTCTGTCCGACCTCGAGCCCGGCGCGACGCTCTACCGCTCGCAGCTCTTCGCCGCGGCGATTCGCGCGGGCGCCACGAACGCGGTCATCACGGTCCCGGCGGCCGACGTCCCGGCATCGATCGCCGGCGGCGCCTACGAGATGTTCCGCCCGGGAACGATAACGATCAGCTGACAGGAGATCAAGATGGGCCGCGTAATAACCAAGATCTTTGACCGTGTCTCCCGTCTCCGGGACTACAACCCGGCAACGCAAACGCTAACCCTGCCGGGCGCGCTCGTCACGGGCGATCCGGGCGACGGAAATCGCCGAATCGAAATCCTGCCGAACTCTACGCCGATGGCCCCAGAGGTCGGTAAATACTGGCTTGAGGTCACCTCCACGGGGAAGGTGTACTTCAACGTCGACGGGGTGCGGCGGGAAATCACCCTCGCGCAGGCTGCGTTGCTCGTTTCGGATAATTTCCTCCGCGCCGATGAAAACCCCCTTGCGGGGAATTGGGCGACCGCGCCGGGGTTGCAGGCGCTCAAGATCGCGAACAACGAGTTGCTCCCCACCAGCGTCGGGCAATACAACGGCGCTATTTGGACGGGGGACCCCTTTGATGCCGACCAATTCGCCGAGATCACGATTGCTGGGATGTCGTATCAGGGGCCCGTTGTACGCGGGTCGGGGAGTTCCTCTCTCACCGGATATTTCTTCCAGCTCTCTGGAGTTGACCCGGCTGTGGGGGCGCTCTGCGCATACGCCAACGGGTCGCAACAGGTCATCGGCACCACGACCTCTCTAGCGCAGGCGGCTGGGGCGAGATACCAGCTGCGGGCCATCGGGACTACGATTTCGGCGCATGAATGGTCGGGGACGGAATGGGTCCAAAAGATTTCCGTGACCGACCTTGCCGCGACCAGCGGGAGCGCAGGGATGATTCAGTACGACACCACGACCGGGAACTCGGTTTCCGCATGGTCGGCGGGAGACCTGTAGATGGGCGCGCGTCCCCCCGTCATCGACAGTTTCGACTCCCTCGCGGCGGCCTTCCCTCTGTCCGCGCCGGGGGTGATGGTGGTCGAGCATGAATCCCCGTACCTCAATATCTGCCCGGTGGGGACAATCCCGGACCCGATCAACCCTGCCGGGTTCTTGCTCTACGTCAACAAGTTCATCAACTTCGACGCCAACCCTGATGTTGACGCAAAGTGCTCGGTCTATTCGGCGGATTACAGCAATCCCGCTGCCCTGACGTTCGTCGGGGATGTGATGACCAAGGGTGCGCCGGGGGCCTGGGACTCCAACGGGGTCTACATGTCGGGAATGCAGGTCATCCTCGACAACGGGACGGTCTATCTTATCTACGGGGGGAGATCGAGTAACACCGACTACTACAGGCTCGGCCTTGCCACCTCGACCGACGGGAGGACGTTCACTCGACATCCGAACAACCCCGTCCTCTCGCCTCCACTCGCCTATCAGCAGGACCATGCGGGTTACCAGTCCGGCATCCTGCGGAAGGTCGGGGGCACGTTCTACTGCTACCCGACGCTGGTCAAGAACGTTGGCGGGGGTGGGGTCACCACGGACGGGCAGGGGCTCTGCCACTCGACGGACATGGTGAATTGGACCGACGAAGAGACCATCATCGTCGGGAAGGGGCCGGCAGCGTACGATAGTGTGATCATCGAAGCAGGCTCCGCTCCCGTTCTCGGCAGTGACTGCCCTTTCCTCTACTCTGGACTCTCCGCTGCCCTGAAATGGACCATCTGCATCGCCAACGCTTCTTCTCCTTCGGCTCCCGTGACCAAGTGGGAAAGCAACCCGGCGGTTGTTCTGTCCGATACGAGCGTGGCGGGCCCGATTCTGGCTCCTGTCGGCGGGAGGCATATGGCGATGTTCTACCAGAAGTGCAAAGACCCGTCCGTTTTCTCGACATGGGACGTATACATGATCTGGCTCACCTCGTCCCCCGCTCCCTTTGCAGGGGCATCTCTGCACGGCGTCAAGGCGTACTAGGAGGATTTCATGCCGATTATGTATACCGACCTCTCGGGCCAGGCCTTATATTTAGCGTGCAAGGACGGCGCGAACTGGTGGGACTTCGTGGCGGGAGCATATGTCGGATTGTTCAACGCCAACTGCAAGGCCGCGGCCACCGAGACGATGATCGACGCCACGCAGTCGGTCTACAGCTTCTCTCCGGCAACGTGGCCCACGACCGGCGCCTACGGTGTGTTCCTCGACGCTGCGATCGACGAGTTGACGACCGCGATGGAACCGGTCGTCGATCCCGTCGAGAACGTGCTGTTCGGCCAGCGGAACTGGAACAAGGCCGCCGCGACCGAAACGATCAAGCGGCTCGACGGGACGACCGCGAAGGTCTACGACCTGACGGTCGACGGGGACGGCGACATAGTCCAGAAGGTGCCGAGGCAGTAGATGCCGATCCTCGCCGGTCTCGGCCGACAGATCCTGCTCGACGGGCTGGGAGGGAACGCCCCGGCCGGGGCAATCACTCCGGCTCCGGCCGCACTGGCCGCGGATCCCGGCGACGGGCAGGTCGCGCTCCGCTGGACGCCGGTCGCCGAGGCGACGTCCTACCGGGTCTACGTATCCCCTCTCCCGGGGATCACGCCCGGGACGGCGACGCTCGTCGCCGAGACGGTGGAGGACGATTACCTCCACGGCGGCCTGGTCAACGGCGCGACCTACTACTACGTCGTCACGGCGGTCGGCCCCGCCGGGGAATCCGGGTATTCCCCCGAAGCGAGCGCCTCCCCGGCAGCCCCGGTCATCGACGGGGTGCGGGCTGAGGCGCACGCCGACGTGCTGCGTCTGCTCTGCCCGGTCCCGCGTCTCGCCGGATCGCACCTCGGGGATACCGCCGTCGAGGGGGCGGCGCTCGACCGGGCGTTCGACGACGCCGCGGCGCTGCTGGCCGACATGTTCGGGGACAGTTCGACGACTCTGCTCTCCGCCTGGGAGCGACTTCTCGGGCTCGGGGGAGACGGCGGCGGCCCCCTGTCGGACCGCCGGACGGCGATCGTGGCCAAGCTCAACGAGCTCGGGGGGCTCTCCCGGGAGTACTACATCGACTACGCGGCCCGCCTGGGCTGGACGATCACGATCACGGAGCCGGAGCCCAACGTCTGGCAGGTCAACGGCGCTTCGGGACCCGTCGGCCCCCCGCGGTACTTCCGGGCCGGGTCCGCGGCCGCCGGCGACCGCCTGCTGTCGTTCGCGGTCAGCCCGCTCAGCACGATATTCGACGACATCAAGCCGGCGCACACGGTGTGCCAGTTCCCCGTGCCATAGGAGGCGCAAATTGCAGCGCATCAACACGCCCGACGCGAGATACCACGACGGCAATCCGGCGACCGGAGAGCTTGGCACGATCGTCCCCGCGGCTTGCCTCAACGCCGTGCAGGAGGAGATCGCCCAGGCGATCGAGGGGTTCGGGGGGACGGTCAACGCCGGCATCGCGAACCAGCTGTTCCTGGCCATCCAGGCCGCGATCAACGCCGCGGCCACGCAGCCTGCCGGGTCGATCATGCCGTATGGAGGCGCGGCTGCGCCTGCGGGGTGGCTCCTGTGCAACGGGCAGGCGGTCAGCCGGACGACCTATGCTACCCTTTTCGGGGTCGTGGGCGTCGCGTTCGGGCCCGGGAACAACGTCGACACGTTCAACCTGCCGGACCTGCGCGGCCGCATGCCGATCGGTGCGGGTCAAGGGGCGGGACTGTCGGACCGGGTCCGGGGAGCGAAGGCCGGCGAGGAAAGCCACGTGCTGACGGTCCCCGAGATCCCTGGCCACAGCCACACGTTCGACGCCGTCGACGGGGCCCACGCGACCCCCGGCGGAACGAATTGGGTTATCCCGGCGTTCATCCCCGGCAACAAGCACACGACCGACCCGACCGGCGACGGGCAGCCCCACAACAACATGCAGCCCTACCAGGTGGTCAACTACATCATCAAGACGTGACGCCGCCTACATGTAGGAAGCGTGCTCGAAATGACATGTGACAAAGCGTGTGCAAATCTGTGCCAAATGGGGCGCTAAGCAACACCGGGGCGGGCGGGAACGTGACGGACAAATAATCCATGCGCGGAAAAAGGAAACGGG